GTATTCTCACTTTGTGAGCACTTACGTACCGATGGGAGAGTTATTTAACTCTAGTGGTAAATGTTTGCCCATCTAAAATATATAGGATATTTACCTGTCCCTTCTTGTGTAGAGAATGAGTAAACTCTACAAATAAGAAGTAAATTCAACTTACTTGCTGATAATAATAATCAAAGTATGCCACAAAGCAGTGGTACTGAGCAGAATCAATCTCCAGATTCGCTCTTTCATAATGTGGAGAATACGGAAACCAGAACCGAAACTGTAATTTTTCAAGAAGATGGAGAGGTGGCAACACAATCTACTTCAACAAAGATTATGGATTCAACTTTCTTTGCCGGAGCTTCTGATGGTTTAGAGAACTCAGTTAAAGGATTTTTAAGTAGACCTGTTTTAATTAAAAATTTTGAATGGTTATCTTCTCAGGATGTTATGGCTGATGTTACTCCAGGTAATACATTTCCGAATGATTGGCTTGCTAGACCTATGATTAGATCCAAAATTGATGGCTTTAGATACTTTCGAGGGACTTTAGTTTTAAGAGTTCAAGTTAATGCTCAACCATTTAATGCTGGAAGATTACTTGTATGGTTTAATCCTTATGGCTTTCAGGAAATTAATAGTCCATCTAGCATAAATTACTTAGGTGGCATAACTGGATATAGGCATGTTGATTTAGATATAGGTGAAACCACTTCCGCAGAATTGCGAGTCCCATTTATGTGCCCTTTGACACATATTGATTTACTTAATAATGCAGGAAATATGGGATCCTTAAGATACACAGTTTATTCAAAATTGAGAGGATCAACATCCATTGAAGGAGCTATTTGGGCTCATTTTGAGGATATTGACATTCAGATGCCTACAGGACATCCTTTAGCTGCTTTCACTGTTCAGGGTAACCAAAAACAAGTGGACGCTGAAAAACCAATTGGTGATTTTGAAAATCTTTTCAAGGCTCAATCCAGAGTGGCGAAGAGATTAGGAGATGTACCAGTAATTGGTTCTTTTGCAAAAGGTGCTGGTTGGGTAACTGATCAGTTGGCTGGGCTTGCAGGAATGTTTGGATGGTCTAAACCTACAAATGATGATATTCCAACCCAAGTAGATCCTAAATATTTGAAAACTTATGCAAATTTCAATGGTAAAACACAGGGTAAACCATTGGGCTTCGATGCTAGAAATAGTACTCAATTGCCTAATGGAATATCTGGTACAGATGCTGATGAAATGTGCTTAGCTCATATTTTACAACAACCTATATTTACTACTTCATTCTTATTTTCGGTAGGACAAGCTCCGGGAACAGTACTTCTAAAATGGCCCGTTCATCCAGGAAGTTGTGTTAAAAATACAGTAGCAGGAGTGACCACTTGGAATAATACTTATCTCTCTTACCTATCTCAATTATTTGAGTGGTGGAGAGGGGGTTTGTGTTATTCTTTTAAAGTAGTTAAGACACCATTCCATTCCGGACGAATACGTATAGTCTTCGTTCCTGGAGCGGATTTGGATACTGATTTAACTACAATAGATCAAGATAAATGTTATACGAAAATTGTGGATCTTCGCGATGCAAATTCATTCGAATTTAAGATTCCTTTTGTTTCAAACGCAATTTGGATGCCGATTCGACATGATATCAATACTACCAATCCGTCCGGGGTGCTTGCTGATACACCCACTGGTTTATTCTATGTGGAGGTATTAAACACACTTCGTGCTGGAGGACAAGCAGCTAATGATATAGAGATTCTTTTAGAAACGTTTGCTGATAAAGATTTCCAATTCGCATTTTTAACCCGAAAAGTAGATTTAGATGTTGTAATTCCTAGAGATGATAATAAATACACGGTGCAAATAGGAGTAGGTCAGACAAATCGTTCACCTGAGGATTTATTCCCTAGCAAGAATTTGTCTGAATTCGATCCAAATATGGTCTCAATGGGTGAAGCAATTACATCACTTCGTCAAGTATTAAAAAGATATACTCGAATTCAAGCAGATCCAATGCCCGCACCCGTTTCACCAAATGTTTCCAATGCTATATTTCCATATGCTATTGAACAAAGTGCTCCATCTGTTAAAGATTTGTTTTCATATGTGGCTCAATTATATAGAATTCAATCTGGAGGGATGAAACTTCTTTTAGCTGTTGAAAAAGGATTGGATTCAGTCGTAATGCCATATAGTCTTCAACCATATGAGGAAATTACTTTAACAACTAATGTATTTAACCCAGTACCTGATCCAGTTGATACGAATCATGGTCAGCCCGGTGGAATTTTCTTCACTGGTCTTGAGAATACATTGGAAGTGGATATTCCATTTTATCAACCTTATCCATTTATACCGACTGCCGTTGGAAATATGAAGGCTTCAACTGATATAGCTGGGATTGGGCCGAAATTAGTACCTTTCAATCTTGGACCTATTTTTACAATTTCGAATACAGTACCTGTATCCCTGCATCGGATTATAGGAGAAGATTTTTCATTTAGTTATCTAATTGGACCACCTCAAACTTCATATACACCTCCTCCTCCGCCACCTAAGAAAACTCCGGCATTAATCTGTGAAGAAAGTATGCTTGAAAAGGAGTCTCACGAAAATTTTACCTGTCAATCTAAGGAATCCTCTTCAAAAGGGTTCTTTTCTGATATGGCTAAAGCTTTCAGTGAAGCAAAGGAAACACGTTGGGGTGCAGGACCAAGTAATTCTTCTTATAGAACAGCACCTTCCACATTTTGCCCTAGTGCAACTCGTGCTGAAAGTGAACATTTCATTACCTCATATTTTCGTGGAAAAGATGAAGCAAAGGGGAAGAAATAGAAAGATAGTACGCCTTTCTGCGTATACTACTACTCGTAGTTATAAGAGTAAAAACCCGCTACATTTTGGAGTTAGAAACTCAAAGTGTCATAGAGGGAGAGTAATCACAAATTACTCTCCGTCAGTGGAGCTATTCAATTAGTGTTGAATTAAAGGCTGAAAATTTTTGGCCCCTGCTTAGCGGGGGAGTTTTTAGTAAGTTTTAAAATTCGCTAGCTCTACGTATTGACATTCAAAATTATAGTTTACACTACCTTTGACGTCA